GCTCGTCCCGCTCCGCCCGCTGACGAGCGCGAACTATTCCGCCAATCCGTACGACACGCCCGCGCTCGCGGCGGTCCAAGCGCAGCAAGCCGCGGCGGGCGCGGCGCCCGATACGGGCTACGCCGCGGTGGAGCACCTCAAGAAGATCGCGGATAACACCACCAAACCGGCGCAGGTCAACGTATTTTTGGACGGCGACAAGCTTCCGGTACGGCGCGGGCCGGACGCGCGATCGTTCACGCCGCTTCCCATTCCAGGAACCTGATCGGAGGATTCCCATGCGCGAAGTCCCGTGCTTTTGGATCGAACCCACCGAGGTGTGCCAGCTTACGCTTCGCCGCTACGTCTCCAGCGATCGCGCAAAATGCCCGCTCGCGCACGGGTACCACGATGCGGACGCGCCTTTCGGCGAGCAACCCGCGCGCTTCAAAACCGATCAAGACGGCCGCAAGTTGCTCTTTGGGTACGACGAGCTCGCGCCGCCCCCCGAGGATCCGCGCTGGCCGACCCATTGCGCATGCGGCTACGCATTCGAGCCTTCCGATTCGCGCCAAGTGTTCTTCGATCTGGTGTACCGCCATGCCGTGACGGGCGATCGGATGACGCTGAAATCCGCACCGCCCGGCGCCATGTGGAACGCGTGGTGGAGGAGTCCTAAAGAGGACGGGATCCATCTCATGGTCAAGCTTCCCAACGGGAGCGAATGGTCCGTGGACGGAGACGCACGAGGCGGCGGCGCGTGGACGCGGACGGGTTCGCCGCCGCGCATCACCGCGAATCCGAGCATTCTCGCCGATCAGGGCACGACCCACGAGTACCACGGGTACTTGACGGACGGCGTGCTTCGGAGCGTCTGATCCCATGGCGAACCCGATCCCCGCTTCCCTCGATTTTCTGAAGCGCAAGCCCGCGCGCTTGCATCTGCAGAGCCTCGGGGATCCCTCGCAGCACATCGAAGCGCAATTCAACCCCGAGCAAGTGCGCGAGACGTTCGCGGCCAATTACGCGCGGCTTTCGGTGCTAGGGCTCAGCCACAAGCCGCTTCAGTACCAAAACACGGAGAACGAAGTTCTGGATCTCACGCTCGCGTTCCGCGTCTACGACCGTGAAGGAAACAAGCTCGCGTCGAACGACGCCGCGCGGCGCTTCTTGATGAGCCATTTCGTCTCGCCGCGCGGCGCGACCACCATCGCCGGCGCGCGCCCGCGCCGTTTGCTCGTGGTGTGGCCGAATTTTTTTTCGCTTTGCGTGACGCTGACGAAGATGACGATCGCGCATACGTTTTTCGGGATCGACGGCACGCCGTACCATTTCGCGGCGGACTGTTCGTTCGAGGAAGATCGTCAAACGCGCCTCACCGCCGAAGACGTGATCACGCTCGGCACCCAACGGGGACAGGGTTGACCCATGCCGCCGCGCCTCTATTCCCGGTACATGTTCTGCGTAGGTCTTCGCGACGAGCAGGAGCGTTTTTACCTCTCCGAGCGCGATCCCTTCGTGTTTCAGAACTTCCCGGACAACCGCACGCACGTCGTGGCGGACGGTGAAACGCTCTGGTCGCTCGCGGCGCGTTACTTCCAAGGGTTCGAGGATCCCGCACTGCTTTGGTGGATCATCGCGGACTTTCAGCCGGACGCGGAATCGAACCCGGCCCCCATCTTTGATCCGACGATCGCGCTCGCACCCGGAACGAAGCTCGTCATCCCCTCGATCCAGACCGTGCAGAACGAGATCTTTCACGAGCAACGCCGCGACCTCCAATGATCGATCGTGGCGCGCCGGCACTTTCCGTGAAGATCTTTCCCGCAGGGAAGGCGAACGCGGTGCGCGTGGACATCTCGGAACGCGTCACGAGCTTCGAATTTGACGACGACGAAGGGAAGGCTGACAAGGTTTCGCTCGACCTCGACAATTTCGACCTCGCGATCTTCGACGATCCCCTCTGGAAAAAAGGCAACATGCTCGAAGTGAGCTGGGGCTACTCCGGGGCCATGGCACCCGCGCAAGAAGCGGTGATCACGAGCATCAAGGGGAACTGGCTTGTCAAAGTCGAAGCGCTCGCGAAATCGATCCTCATGAACAAGAAGCCGCGTACGCGGCTCTTCGAGCATATGACGCGCGCGCAGATCGTGGCGCAGATCGCGCAGGAAAACGGGTACGGGATCAACGTCCGCGAGATCGAAGACACGAAGGTGGTGCTTCCCCACGTCTCGCAAACGAACCTCACCGATGCGCAGTTTTTGAAAAGCCTCGCCGCACGCGAAGGTTTCCAGTTCTACGTGGGCGCGGACGGTTTTCACTTCCACCGCCGCAAGGTCGGCAGCAAGCCGATCCGAAGGTTCACGTATTACGTTCCGGGGACGGAAGGCGACGTCAGTGACGTGCTCGATTGGAACCTCGAAAACGACATCACGGTGAAGCCGGGCGAGATCAAGGCGAAGGGTCGTGATCCGCTTGAAAAAAAGGACATCGACGTCACCGCTGATAACAGCACGCCGCGCGAAACGCTCGCGCCGGTGATCGAGATTGTCGATCCGATCACGGGGAACACGTCGCTTCAGCCAATGGGCGCCAGCGCTACGCTTCTCACGAGCGCGCCGAACGAAGACGCCGCGAAACGCGAAGCGCAAGGTAAATTCATCCAAGCGCAACAGACGACCGTGCTTCTCGCACTCTCGGCGATCGGCGATCCGTTCGTCGCGGCCAAGCAAGTCGTGGAGGTGTTCGGGATCTCGCGGCGCTTGTCAGGCCGGTACTACATCAAGAACGTGAAGCACAAGCTTTCTTCGAGCGAGTACACCATGTCCCTGTCCTTGCGCACGGACGGCACGCAGGGCGTCGGTGCCACGAACAATACGAAATCCGAAGGTGATCTGAACACGAAAGACCCGGCCGATCCGAGCGCGCTTGTCCCGGTCGAGGTCGTCAGCGAGATCTCGGGCGAGACGAGTACGCAATTTCGCAGAGGTGCACAAACGCCATGACCGATCCGCTTCTTTCGCTTCCGCCATGCCCCATTCCGCCGCCCACCATCGTGGCGCGCTGGAAAGCCCACGGGTGGGCCATTCAAATCGCGTACGGCGACGATCGCAAGGCCAAAAACGGCTCCGCGCTGCTTTCGTGCGGGAAACCCTTCCAGGCATGGGCGATCGGCCGGTGGCGAGGACCCCACGATCAAGCCGTGGTGGAGCTCGATTACGCGGACGCGATCCTCGCGATCCGTAGGCTCGCCCCCGAGGGAGTGCCTCTTCCGTGAGCGGAGACCACGAAAACGACGTCGGCGACGTGCGGTACTCCCGCATCCACGAAGGCCCCATCGTGGACCGGAACGACCCCATGGGCCTCGGACGGGTCAAGGTGCGGGTTCCCGGCTTCCTAGAGCCTTCCAGCGGGTGGGCGCTCCCCGTGGGAAGTCCAGGGGGCGGCGGGCGCGGCGTGGGATTCAAATGGGTGCCCCCGCTCGGTGCGGAGGTCGCGATCTACTTCAAGAACGGGGATCCCGACGCGCCGCGTTACCTCCCCGGGTTTTGGGGCGCCCCTTCAGGGAAGACGATCGAAACCCCCGGCGAGGAAAAGGACCCCGATGTCCACGTGCTCGAAACGAAGCAATTTCTCTTGCGGATCGACGATCGCGACGGGCACGAGGGGTGGACCCTCACGTTCAAACGCACGGGGGACTTCGTCGAATTCGACGGGACTACCGCGACCGGGCCTGGATTTCAGGTTTCTGCCGGCGCGGCGATCTACCTGAAGTGCCTTGGGCTCATTGCTTTGGAAGGCTTGAAGGTCACGGTCAACGATCGGCCGGTGTCGGACGGCCCTCAATCGATCTAGGCTGGAAGCCCCATGGCGCTCCCCCCGCTGCACGGATTCTGCCAGACGAACGCGGTTTCCACGCGCCTTTGCATCACGATGCCCGGGGGCGCGGAGGTGTGCGCGCAATTTCCCGCCGCGCGGGTCCCCGATCCGAGCGAATTGATCGCCGCGCTTTTTGGAAACTTGTCCGCCGCGCTGGCGCCGCTCGCGCCGATTTTCAGCATCATCGAGGTTCTGATCGCGATCGTGGATTGCCTGAAAGCCGTGCAGAAAGCGATCGCCAGCTTCCCGCCGCGGCCCGACAAGCTCTTGTCGTGCTTCCCGAAACTCGCGCGCGCGTTGGGGAAGGTGCTTTCGCTCCTGCCGCCCCTGACGATTCCCGTCATGATCGGGAATTTCTTGGACGCGCTTCTCACGTTTCTCGCGGGCATCCGCAACCAACTGCTCGCGATCATCCGAAAAACGCTGAAGATCCTCATCGCGAGCACCTCCGCAGCATCGTTGCCTTCGTTGCAGCTCGGGGTGATCGTCGATTGCGCCCAGGGCGATCTGGATCTCTACATGGCGAACCTGAACGCGAACGCCGGCCCGCTCGCGCGCATGCTTTCGTTCGTGAACGAGCTCCTTTCGCTCGCCGGCATGGACCCTTTGCCGCAAGTGAACCTGCGGAGCCAAGCCGCCGACGCGATCGCGCCCCTGGACGAAACCATCACGGTTCTTCAGAAAATCCGGCTGTTTTTCCCCTGATCGGGGGCGTACACTCGCGGGGGAATGGCGGTCCCCTCGTTTCTTGGTACTGGCCTCCTACGGCCGTTTCGACGCGATCAGAAGCTCGATTTCGCGTCTGCGAGCGGAGAAACGCTCGTCCGCGCGTGCGTGGGGCAGATCCTCGGAACGATGTGCGCGAACGATACGGGCACCGTTCAGGGCGAGCTCCCGTGGCGACCCGAATTCGGCTCGCTTCTGTACTACCTGAAACACCACAAGGGGCCGCTTCTCCAGCAGCTCGCGCAAGTGTACGTGGTGCGCGCGCTCGCGCGCTGGGAACCGCGCGTCGTGATCACGGCATCGCAGGTCACGCTTTCAGAAACCCTTTTGACGATCCGGATCCGGTACAACGTCATCGATCGCAACGTACCTGGAAACCAAGTGGTTCTCCGGGACATCGACCAAACGATCTCGATCCCGCTCGCGGCCTAAACGCATGCCTCTTCTCGCCCAGTCCCTGGACTACTCCGATCGCGACTTCGCCAGCTTGCGCGTGCGTCTCTTCGCGCTGATCCGATCGGTCTTTCCTACGTGGACAGACGAGAACGTTTCCGATTTTGGCAACATTTTGGTGGAGCTCTACGCGTTCGTGGGGGATCTGCTCGCGTTCTACCAGGACAACCAAGCGCGCGAATCGCGCATCACGACCGCGACGCAACGAAAGAACCTTCTCGCCCTCTGCAAGCTGATCGGGTTCACGCCCGCGAGTGCGTTCGCGGCCACCGTGGATGAGACGTTCACGCTCGACGCGCCTCCGATCGGGAACGTCACGTTCCCCGCGGGGACCGTAGTTTCGACCGCCGACATCACGGATCCAGTGCGGTTTCAGCTTGTGAACGCGCTCACAATCCTCGCCGGCGCGAACCCGCCGACGGCCACTGCATCCGTCGAAAACAGCGAAACGCACACGGATGTGTTCACGAGCACGGGGCTTCCCAACCAAGTTTTTTTGCTGCCGTCCACACCGTTTCTCGACGCGTCCAGCACGATCACGGCTTCCAACGGCGCCTATACCGAGGTCGCGAACTTCCTCGATTCCACGTCCTCTGATCGGCATTTCGTGGTGACGGTGGATCAGAACGAACGCGCGATGGTGTCGTTCGGCAACGGGATCAATGGTGCGATCCCGGTCGGAACGATCACGGTTACGAGCAAAACGGGGGGCGGCGCCGAAGGCAACGTGGACGCGGGGACGATCAAGGTGCTCTCCGGATCGTTCGCCGACGCGTTCGGAAACCCCGTGCGCGTCACGGTGACAAACGCGGCGAAGGCGAGCGGAGGTCTCGATCGTCAATCGAACGCGCAGATCAAAGCGCTTGCGCCCGAAACCGTACGCGCGGAGAACCGCACGGTCGCGCGCGAGGACTTCGAGATCAACGCGAAGCGCATCGCGGGCGTGGCGCGCGCGCTCATGACCACGTCCAACGAAGACGTCGCGGTCCCAGAGAACGCGGGAATCTTGTACATCGTCCCTCGTGGGGGTGGGCTTCCGTCGCAGGCGCTCAAGGATCAGGTGAAGGCGCAATTCGTTTCGTCGGATCCGATGGTGACACCACCCTTTCCGAGCACGCTCACGTTTCGTGTCAACGTGCAGGATCCCCTTTACCTCACGATCGACGTGACCGCGACGGTATGGTTCCGCGCGGGCGTGGCGCCCGCCGTGGGGGCGAAGGCCATTCGTACGGCGCTCACGAATTATTTCGCGATCAGCGTGGACACAAACGGCGTTTCGGACGTCAACGGGACCGACAATCCGAACGTGAATTTTGGATTCTACTCGCAGGATGCGGAAGGAACCCCGCTCGGTACTCTGTCGCTCGGCAAGATCTTCGCATTGATCGAAGATCTCCCCGAGGTGCTGGAGCTTGGCGGTTTGCCAAGTGACTTTCTCCTGAACGGCGGACACGCGGACGTACCGATCCTCCAGCGCCAGTTTCCGAAGCTCGGTACGGTCACGTTGACGAACGGCATCGACGGGAGCTCCGTGTGAGCGCGTTCGTTAATCTCTCGTTTGAGTCGGTCGATCCGGTCGCGATCGTTCCCGGCAACGCGCTGGGATGGGCGTGGACACGCCAGACAGCGCTCCACATTGCGCCCTTTGGGGATCTCTTTCAGCGCGCGGACGGGTTCGAGCACGGGTGGAATGCGGATGATTTCTTTGGGACCTTGGCGGACACCACGACCGAGATCGCGGTGTACGTCGCGGCCCCCGTACCGCAACGGTTCGACGGGTTCGAGACCGGGTGGCAAAACGACGCCTTCCAGTACACGCTCGCATCGGCCACCGCGGCCGCGTACCCCACGGGGCTTCCGCTTCCCCATCCGCCGACCGAGACGTTCGATAGCTTCGAACGCGTGGGGTGGAGCGTGGTCCCGTTCTACTTCGTGCTCGCGGACGCTCCTATCACGAGCGGGACGACCGACGGGTTCGAAGGATGGGTTTCGCCGTTCCTTGACACGTTCTCTCCGGGGGATCTGACCGCCGCGGACTTTGTCGAAGGCGGCAGCACGGGGACGGTGGAGAGTTTCGAGAGCTTCGTGATCGATCGGGCGATCGCGGCGACTCCGCCGAACACGATCACGGTCGTCGCCCACGGATTTGTCAACGGCGATCGGGTCAAGTTCTTCGCAGCGATCGACACGATCAGCGTGCTTCCCGCAGGGATCAGCGATCAGATTACGTACTTCGTGAAAAACGCGACCACGGACACGTTCGAAATCTCGGTGGCGAGTGGAGGTTCGTCCGTGGTCATGGCGGATGCGGGCAACGGCACGAGCTACGTGCGTACGAACGTGACCACGCATTGGGGCGGCCGAGACGGCGACACCAGCGGAAGCGACCCCTAAAAGGAGCAGATCATGGCGGCGGCAGACTGGGGAACCCTCAACGATGGTCTCGACGCCGTGAGCGTCAAACGCGGCGTAACCAACGGGGTCGCGCGTCCGAACGGAGGCGGTAACTTCTGCTTCGGGTTCAATTCGGTGGTCTCCACCCTCGGCGCGGCGGGTCTCTACTCCGCGCAGGGGAGCTTTGCGCCCATGGCCAAGGGAGGAAGCATTCGTGGCGCGATCCGGCGTGGCGCGGGCGGCGGCCCTCTCAATTTCGCGCCGATGCTTTTCCTTGGGCTCCAAGCGAACAGCGTGAACGCGAGCGGGTATCTGCTCGGTCTGGACGATGATGATCCACACCGGATCATGCTTCGGAAGGGGACGATCCTGACAGGGCTTCCCGCGGTGTCGCTCGGAACGCAAGGGGTGCTCAAGTTCGGAAGCGAGACGTTCCTGAACGATACGTGGCTCCACCTACGGCTTGACATGATCGTCAACACGAACGGAGATGTCATCCTGCAAGCGTTCCGTAACGATCTTACGGCGCACGCGGTGACGTCCCCTACGTGGGTCCCGGTCCCCGGATGCGAACAGTTCATTGACGATGTGCTCGCGGTCAATTCGGGATCCGCGCCGTTCACGAGCGGCTACGGCGGGTTCGCGTTCCAAACGAAGGACATCACGCGGCGCGGGTACTTCGATCACCTCGAAGTGCAGAGGCAGGTCTAAGCCGTGGAACAGATCACCAATACCGCGCAGACGACGCTGGCCACGGGGATCAACGCGAGCGTGACCTCGCTTTCGATCGTGAGCGCGACCGGGTTCCCTTCCTCCGGGAATTTCCGCCTTTTGATCGGGACCGAGATCCTGCTCGTCACCGCGCGCAGCGGCACCACACTGACGGTGACGCGTGGGCAAGAGGGAAGCACCGCGGCATCGCATACAGCGGGCGTACCGGTCACAATCATCTTCACGGCGGGCGCACTTCAGGCGATTTTGGACGATCTTCCCAAGGGAGGGTTCAGCGCCGAAGTAGACGTTCCTAGCGGAACGCACCTTGTTGCCACCACGGACGAATACATTCGCGTGGGCGCGGCTGGGACGGTGCAAATGCCCTCCTCGGGCGTGTCCAAGATGCGGACGACCATTCGCTTCCTTGCCGCGGGCGCGACTCTCGACGGCAACGGACACAACGTCGAAAATCCTCTTGCGCTTGGAACGTACGCGTCCACGTTTGTCGCGCCGACTCCAGGCGCGTTCGTGTTCACGTGGGACACGGCCAACACCCGATGGGAGAACGCAGGATGAAAGCCAAGATCTGGTTTGCGCGAACCGCGTTCGCGTTGCTTTTCGTGCTCCTGCCTATCGCATGCGCGTCCCACCGCTATGGGAGCGTGCCTCCGAGCTTGTTTGTTCTTCGATCCGCGGCAAGCGCGCGCCCCGCCGCGGGCTTCCCCGGACGATTGCATTTCGCGAGTGATACCAAAGCCGCGAGTTTTGACGATGGATCCAACTGGCAAGACATCACCCAAGGCGCCAGTCTTCTTCCTACGCTCGTCCCCACCACGCCGCCAAGCGCGGGATCGTTTTCGTGGATCAATCAAGTCGTAGGTGCCACAAAAACGACCAATCTGGACGGAAGCCTTAGCGTCGTCACGCCCCTTGGGGGTTCAGGAAACAACAGGACGCTGCTTACGATTCCGGCGATCTCAAGACCGTACACACTGACGATCGGCCTTATGCCTACGATGCCTCTGGACAACCACCCTCTAGAGCTTATGGGCATCGCTCTGACTGACGGAACCAAGATCGCCGAATTTGCGATCTACGGAGACTTGACGAGCTCCACCCATTTTACGGTGGACGAAATGGACAACCCCACGACCTCCCACGGCGCTCCCGCCGTGGACACGATCGTGGGGGATTACCACTCGCTGTCGGGTCCCATCTTCATGCGGATCGTCGACGACAATTCCACAAGGGATTATCAAGCCTCCAACGGCGGTCGAGGGTTCAATCTGATTCATTCGGAGCCTACGAATAACTTCGTCACGCCCACGGGCGTGGGTGTGATCTTTCAGTCGTTTTCCGCCGCGAATCCCAACCTTCGTCTACGATTCGACATTTTTCATTTGACGCTCACCACACCCTGAGATGCTTTTTTCTTCGTCGCTCGGATCGTCGAAAGCCACCCTCGGGCTCGGCTTTGCTTCGAGTTTTGTGCTCGGGGTCCCATCCCCTACGGGTGATCTCGATCCGTTCAGCGTCGATCCGGGTGTCGATGCTGGGCGCATCGTCCCGGACGCGAGCGATACGGGGATCCCGATCGACGGCGCGCGCCTCTTCTGTCTTGGCCATGATCTTCCTGGATTTTTTGGACTCGTGGCGCCAGGCGATTCTGTGGAGGTGTCACAAGTTGGCGATTTCACGGGTACCGATCTTCTGACATTTGCATCGCGGACACGTGCGCCCGCCACGCCACCCCCGAGCGGATACGCGTGGGTCGCGTCCGTGCTGATCGACGGCGCCGTCCAGAGCGCGCGCACGATCACGGATGCGGATCCCGAAAATTGGGCCACGTGGATGGTGAACACGTCGAAGCTTTCGGGCGACCACACGCTCACGTTTCGGCTGGAGCTCACGGGTCCCGCGCCGCCCTTGCCGTTGATCGATCTGGAGATCCCCGCGTTCTACGTGGACAACGTCGCACTCGCCACGGCCACGGGACCGGTTCTGATCAACGCGATCCCCGATGTCGATCAAGGGATCTCCACCGGCTCCCCCCAACCGGTCACCACGGCGATCGATTTCGATCTCGTGGACTTCGGGGTGAGCGGGATCCTGACGTCCTCGATCCACGTGACGGTGGACGGGGTGGACGCCATTCTCGCGGGCGTGTTTCAGACGGGATTCTCCGGTGCGATCACCTCCCCGAGCTCCGACACGAAGCACGTGCACATCGTCAAGGCGACACCTTTCGGGAGCGCCGCCACGGTCCACGTCTCCGTCACCGCCACCACAAACGCGGCCGCGCCGCTCGTCCCCACGCCTACGGCGTGGAGCTTTCGTGTGGCCGACATCGAACCGCCCGTGCTCACGGGTGCCACGGCACGCGCCACCACGCTCGTCCGGGCCACGTTCGACGAAGTCGTACGGCTCGTCGATCCGGACGGCGCATTCGATGGGCTCAACCCGACGCTGTACGCGCTTGTCCCGCAGATCACGGTGGGAGGCACCGTTCCGGCGGTCACACCGATCGTGATCGGGGTGGCCGAGGTTACGAGCACCACGGTCGATCTCATGACCGACATCGATCTGTCGCCCGGCGTGGACTACTTGCTCGAAGCGAGCGCGGTGGCCGATCTCGCGGGCAACCATGCCGCGACGACCACCGTGTTCACCGCGTTCGTCCCGCCGAAGCCGGCCGGGCGTACGATCGATCTCTACCGGTGTCTCCCGCAGATCAACCGCGACGAAGATCGGATCGGAACGCAGGATCTCTTGCGGTTCGTACGATGCCTGCAAGAGATCTGCGATCTGCTTCTCTTCGATGCCGACCGGTGGTCCGACATCCTGGATCCCGATCTCGCGGACGATGCGTTTCT